ACCATAGGCACTGATAACGCTACTGTTTCTCATTCAGTACCCGGAGAAGGCGCATTATTTAAAGATGGTATGACTGTGCAGTATACAGTTGCTACCATTGATATGATGACGTTCTTCTATGCGTAGATACTTCAAGTCTGGGGGGAGCACAAAGTCTCCTGCTTGGACTAGAAAAGAAGGCAAGAGTGAGTCTGGTGGCCTGAACAAAAAAGGTGTTGCTAGTTATCGTAAAGCTAATCCCGGTAGCAAGTTAAAGACTGCTGTTACTACGAAACCAAGCAAGCTGAAAAAAGGTTCTAAGGCTGCTAACCGCCGCAAATCGTTTTGCGCTCGTATGAAGGGCATGAAGAAACGTAATACTAGCTCTAAGACAGCTAATGATCCTAACAGTCGTATAAATAAGAGCTTACGGAAGTGGAATTGCTAGATGACTATTAGTAGAGCAAATATGGGCCAACAACTAAGAAATCCGCCAAACAAAATGTCTAAACTATCACAAAAAAGAAAAAAGAAGGCGGCGAAGGAGAGAAAAAAGAAGGATGGCATATCTACAAAGTAACATACCCTATTTCAAAGCATGGGTTCGCAGAGAGTACACGAAGAATTTAGAGGAGTATCACGGAGAATTTTTACACGCTATGGTAGTCGCAGTAACAACAATGCCAAACCGCACGCTCAGTTTTCAAGTAATATTTACTGGGTGTGAGTCTGATGACACGGACGAGCCAAACGTGCATGGCGGAGCTATGTGGGCTAGAATGCCTCTCACAGCCCTTGTAGCAGACACACCGTACGAGGAATGGCCTACAGAACTACCATCTTATGTAGCGCAACCTTGGGATTGCATGTCTCATCATCACTCTGTGTACAAAATAGAACGTGCTTCACCTGCACCGTGGATAGCTAAAGTAGATGATCAGTTCTACCCCGCGAAGTACCTATTTACCGTGGATTACACAGATAGTGAAGTAGCTGACGACCCAGCGCAGCATAAGCAAAGTCACGTACTTGAATTATTAGATGCTGGAGAGTATACAGGTAACATAGTAGCATTACCAAATAATCGGGTTCGTGTAACGCACCCTGCGTGGTTTGAGACAGGCGAAGGTGCCCCAGACTTTAAACCAAACCAACATACTTACAATTCTAAAGAAGACGTGGGTTACGTATGGGATACAGAACGCGTGTTTAACAACCTTTATAAGGAGACGGATCAATGAAGATGAAGAAAAAAGGTTACGCTATGGGTGGCATGAAGAAAAAAGGCTACGCTATGGGCGGCATGAAGAAGAAAATGAAAGCTGGCGGCGGCGTAAAAAAGTTTCAAGCAGGTGGCAGACCTACGGGTATGATGACTCAAGAGCAGATAGATGATCCAAAACGTGCTGTAGCTGCGGGTAACCGTATGTCTAAAATGCGTGCAAAAGAAGATGCTATGAGCAAAAAGAAAAAGCCCATGCGTCCAAAGACACGACCTACAACAGCACCTATGACTTCGATGCGACCACCACCAAGGCCCGATTCAATGCCCATGATGAAAGCTGGTGGCATGACTAAGAAGATGAAAGCTGGCGGCGGTGTAGCCAAAAAAGGCAAAGCTAAAGGTGGCAAGTCCAAAGTACGCGGTGCAGGTATTGCCCAGCGTGGTGTACGTAAAGCTCAGATGAGATAATTATGGACTTCGATGCAGAAATAGACGCTATGAGCGAACGTGCGATAGCCCTCGAACTTGCGAATAAACGTCGTGAGTATGAACTGGAGGGTATTGACGGTCCAAGGGCTGAAAGTAATCTGCGAATGTTAGAACGCCAGTTACGAAAACCTAAAAAGTTTAGTAAAGGTGGTAGAGTACGTGGCGCTGGCATTGCCAAACGTGGTGTACGTAAAGCAAAGATGAGGTAGTTATGCGTAGGTATTACAAATCTGGTGGTAAAATATGCCCAAAAGGTAAATCTTGGGCCAAACGGACTTTTGATACCTACCCTAGCGCCTACGCCAATATGGCTGCGTCTAAGTATTGCAAAGACCCAAACTACGCCAAAGGCAGTAAGGGGAAGAAAAAATGACGTTATCTAGCGGCAATAAAAGAACCGTTAAAAAGGTTGTAAAAGGTCTAAAGAAAGCCTCTAAATCGCATGCTAAACAAGCCAGTAAGCTACAGAAGATGGTTCGCCCTGCTAGGAAGAAAAAGTAATGGGTGACCTGAAGAAATGGCGGGACCAAGACTGGGTTAGAGTTGGTACTGACGGTAAAATAAAAGGCGCGTGTGGGACTTCTAAAGACAAGAAGAACCCTGACCGTTGTTTACCGCGTAGTAAGGCTAACAGTTTAAGCCAAGGTCAACGTGCTGCCACTGCTAAGAAAAAGAAGCGTGCAGGTGCTAAAGGTAAGACGGTTGTGAAGAATACCAAGCCAGCAGTGGTAAAGCTCGGTGGGGGTGGCCTAGCCAGACGAAAACGCGACGTAGCACGAGGTTGTGGCGCGGTGATGGAAAATAAACGCAAGCAGACGTTGTATACGTAAAGGAGTCAGAGCATGACCGCATCAACCACAACAGCGTTTGACATGGAGTTCACAGAGGTTGCCGAGGAAGCATGGGAACGTGCGGGACGTGAGATGCGTTCAGGGTACGATTTACGTACTGCTCGACGGTCTATGAACCTAATGACAATCGAATGGCAGAATCGTGGCATAAACATGTGGACGATTGACGAAGGCACTGTAAACCTTGTTAAAGGCACGTCTGAGTATACTTTACCAGCAGATACCATAGATTTACTCGAACACGTAATTCGTACTAATAGTGGCAATGTTTCAACACAATCGGACCTTACCATAAACCGAGTTAGTGTTTCCACGTACGCAGCTATACCTAGCAAGTTAACACAAGGCCGTCCGATACAGGTTTGGGTAGAACGGTTAGCTGAAGCGCCTACTATTAACCTATGGCCTGTTCCTGATAGCAGTGATTACATATTTAAATACTATCGTATGCGCCGTATTAAGGACGCAGGTGCAGGCGTAGAAACTCCTGATATGAACTTTCGGTTTTATCCTTGCCTTGTTGCTGGCCTAGCATACCACATTGCTATGAAAGTTCCTGAGTTAGTAGACCGTATTCCAATGTTAAAGGCTGTGTATGATGAGCAATTTGATATGGCGGCTGGTGAAGACCGTGAGAAGGCTTCTATCACGTTTGCCCCGCGTATAGCGAGGATATAATATGGGAACCAAGTTTGCATCTGCCAGACGTACGATAGCAGAGTGTGACATCTGTGGGTTTCGTTTTAAGCTAAAAGAGTTGCGTAATATCGTAACAAACGGTAATGATACTAACATAAAAGCATGTCGTGAATGTTGGAATGGAGACCACCCACAGAACGAACTAGGAAATATCCAGTAAACGACCCGCAAGCCGTACGTGACCCACGACCCGATTTTGCAGGTTACGACAGCAGTAGGAATATTCAATGGGGTTGGAACCCTGTAGGTGACGGAAATAACATTTACGGTCTGACCGTGAACAATTTAGAATCAACTGCCTCTGTAGGCGATGTAACTGTAACGACCACATAGGAGATACATGATGGCTAAGAAACTAACAGACTTAACTGGAGACGGTAAGATAACACAAGCCGACGTGTTAAAAGGACGTGGTGTGTTTAAAAAAGGTGGTATGGCTAAAAAAGGCTATTCCAAAGGCGGAAAAGTCAAAGTACGTGGCACAGGAGCTGCGACTAAAGGATTGTTTGCAAGAGGGCCGATGGGATAAGCTATGAACTACTCTTCGCTTTCAACTAATATAGAGGACATCTGTGAAACATCTTTCACCGCTGACCAACTTGCTATGTTTACGCAACAAGCGGAGGAGAAGATATTACAGACCGTAGATATACCTGCACTGCGTAAAGTAGATGATGGGCCTTTGACAGCTACAAACAAACTCTACACGCTACCCACTGACTATCTCTACACATACAGCATTTCTATTATTAGCAGTAGTACGCACACGTATTTGTTGAATAAAGATGTTAATTTCTTGCGCGAGGCGTATCCAGTAAACACAAATGCAAAGTATGGCGCTCCTAGATTCTATGCTCAATACAGCGAGACACAGATCGAACTCGTTCCTACACCCGATGCAAACTACGAACTTGAGCATATCTATGGGTACTATCCTACGTCTATTGTAAGTGGCAGCACTTCTTGGCTTGGCGATAACGCAAGCGCAGCATTGTTAAATGGCGCACTGATAGAGGCTATTAGGTTCCAAAAAGGTGAGCCTGATGTAATTGCTAATTACGAGAAGCTATACCTACAGGCTATTACACTGCTTATGGAGATGGGTGACGGCAAGTTACGTAGAGATGCGTACCGTTCAGGACAGAAGCGGATATTAGTGGGCGGGAATAAGTAATGGCGTTTACTGGCAATTACACATGTACGTCTTTTAAAGTTGCTCTGTTGAGTGGTGAGATGGACTTTAGCTCTGATACCAGTCAGACGTTCAAGGTAGCTCTCTACACTTCTGATGCTACGTTAGACGCAACTACAACTGTGTATAGCACTACCAACGAGGTCTCTGGCACTGGGTACACGGCTGGGGGTAACACGTTAAGCATAGCCACTAACCCTACGAGCGACACAGGGGGTACAGTTGCGTACATAGACTTTAGTGATACAACTTGGTCGGATTCTTCTATAACAGCACGGGGAGCTTTGATATATAGCTCGGGCGGCACTAACCCTGCGGTAGCAGTGCTTGATTTTGGTGCAGATAAAACAACTGTAAATCAGCCATTTAAGATCGTCTTCCCTTTGTCTGGGGCTACGACGGCTATAATTCGCATTGGATAAAGGTGAAATACAATGAGTACATTTGAGAATGACCTTCGACTTGAAGAAATAGGTACTGGTGAACGGTCAGGTACTTGGGGCACTGCAACCAACACAAACCTTGAGCTTATCGCAAACGCTCTCAGTTACAGTGCTACGGGTGAGGCAATAGCGAACGCATCTACACATACTATCACAATGCAAGATGGTGTTGCTGACGAAGTACGTTCTTTTTACTTAAAGTGTACTGGGGGTGGACAGGCTTGTACAGTGACGCTCGCGCCTAACACGCTGTCTAAAGTCTGGATGATTGAGAACACAACCTCTTACACATTGACGTTCTCTCAAGGCTCTGGAGC